ATCCACCCTGTCTGATACACAGGAGTAAGGTAATTGGTTGAAAATGTGGGTTCAAGTCCCACAGGAGTCACATAAAATATGGGTGTGGTGAAATTGGTTATCATTTTAGTCTCCAAAACTAAAGTTCCTGATTCGAGTTCAGGCACCCGTGCTAATAATATGTAAAGTAAAATATTCACAATATGGAAAATAATGTGTTAAACCGATTGGTACCAAGATTGAAAAAGATTGGAATAGATATTGAAATGTCAGGAAATGTTCCTTGGATATATCTTGAAAAGGTTAATGGTAATAGAATAAAGAAAGAAGATTACTTTTGCGGTAACCACGGATTCACTATTGCATTTTACCCAATCAAACCAAATCAGAAAATGGAATTAACTGACATAAAAAGAGTATTTGAAATTATAAGAAAATATAAGTAACTATGAAAAAACAATTTGATATGCATTAGGTAAACCTAATGACATAAAAGCAAAAAGAAAAAATGGTAAAGTTGCCAAATCAACTACTCATAACAAAGAGTATAATATTATCACGGCACCTGACAAATACGAAGGTGATTGGGATTATGGTTGGAATTTTCATCACGGAAATTTACCAAACCATAAATGGAGAGAATTCAGAACGTGGAAACACAACAGAAAGACTCAATGGAAGTAAAATAGGTTTTATGGTGTAATGGTGAGCACCCAGATCTACGGAATCTGAAGTTATAGTTCGAATCTATATAAAACCTCAAAATAAAAGTTATGAAATACATTTTTAGAGGAAATATAATTTTTGAATATAAACCTGACGCAAAATTTGATAAAGTTGTTCAGGGGAAAATTCATAATGTGATACCAGCATTTGATTTTTGTAGTATGATTGATGAGGATTACAAATTATTAGGTGAGTTCTTCGATAAAGTGTATAGACATACACAAGGTGAAGATATTGTGTTGGAAGATATTGAGGTAAATTAGACGATGTGGCCGAATGGTTGAAAGCACTGGTCTGCAAAACCAGAAAATTTTTATTTCATTGTGAGTTCGAATCTCACCATCGTCTCCATTAGGTTCAAGAACGGTATTTTTCTCATTTTGTGATATTTATATAATATGAAATGGAATAAAACAAAAATAGAAAAATTAGAATGTTTAATAAATAAAAACAAAAGACCAGATGAAATTATTAAAGAACTTGGCGTAACTAAAAAGGCCCTATCATTAAAAATGAATAGACTCGGATTAAAAATAAAATATAAAAATGTAATAAAATGTGTTAATTGTGGAAATGAATTTGAAAATTATTCAAATATTAATTCTAAATTTTGTTCAAATTCCTGTTCTGCAAAACACACAAATAAAAATAGAAAATTAACTGACGAAACAAAACAAAAAATAAAAAATTCATTAATGGGTTTTTTTAACAATAAACCAAAAAAAGAAAAACCAATAAAAAAATGTAAAATTTGTTCAAACGATGTAAAAGAAAAATACAAATACATTTGTGAATCTTGTAAAATTGAATACTATCAATATTATAGGGTGGAATCTAAGTTTGATTTTAATGTTTATGAATATCCAAATAAATTTGATTTAGATTTAATAAAAAAATATGGGTGGTATTCAGCTTCAAATAGAGGTAATAATTTGAATGGTGTTAGTAGAGATTATATGTTTTCAGTAAAAGATGGATTTAAATTAAAAATATCGCCTGATATAATGAAACATCCCGCAAATTGTAAATTGATGATACATAAGGATAATAATTTAAAAAAAACAAATTCAACAATAACAATTGATGAACTTTTGGAAAGAATTAAAAATTGGTAAAATGGTGTTTGAAGCTTTAAGGTGAAGCACGAGTTTGTGGAGCTCGGGAAGTCGGCTCAGTACCGTCCTAACACCCAACCCAGGATAAAACCCGCTAATACCGGGAGATAGAAGATTACGTCTAGGTTACATTAGTTTTGCTTCTATCAAATTGTGGGGAGCGTGTTGGTTCGCTCTAGGTCTCATAAGCCTCAGGTACGTCAGTTCGATTCTGACCCCCGCAACCTTGAACTTTTGTTCCTTTCTTGGATATTTATTATTAAAGATAATAAATGCCAAGAAAACAAAAGAAGTATCATTACATTTATAAAACAACGAATCTTATAAATGGGAAATACTATATAGGAATGCACACAACAGACGACTTAAATGATGGATATGTTGGTAGTGGAAAACGATTATGGTATTCAATAAAAAAATATGGTAAAGAAAATTTTAAGTGTGAAATACTTGAAATGTTACCTAATAGAAAAAAATTAAAAGAAAGGGAAAAAGAATTAGTAAATGAAGAATTATTAAATAATGACATGTGTTTGAATCTACAAATAGGTGGTGGAGGTGGATTGTCAAATGAAGAACATAAAAGAAAATTTCACGCTGCCGGTGGGAGAGCGGTATGGTTAATGTTTCATGAAATTCATAAAACTAATATGAAAACTGATATGGAATATCGTGAAAAAGTATTAAATAAAATAAAACCTAATTTAGATTGGTCAGGAAGAAAACATAAAAGTGAAACCATTGAAAAAATGAAATTATCTAAAAAAGGGTTTGGTGTTGGGTCATCAAATTCACAATTTGGAACTCAATGGATAACAAATGAAATTGAAAATAAAAAAATAAAGAAAACACACCCAATACCTGATGGTTGGAGATTAGGTAGGAAAATAAAGAAAAAATTAAACAATTTAAGTTTAATCTAAAAGTATTGTATGAGAAAGATATGAAACCTTATCTAACTTATGTTATAAGCAAATACGGAAAAGATTATATTAAATTATATGAATAATGGAGAAGTAATTCAGGCGGCCCTGAATCCAATTTTGAAAATTGTGAGTACTCGAAAGGTATGGCGATCGACACGTCACTTCTCCGCACGGGTATTAGCCCAAGGAGAAATCTAGAATACTAAGTGACACCTCGGAAAGACGAGGAAATGATCAGGTGGCGGAACTGGTAGACGTATGCTGACGGACATTTGGTCTATCGGCTGAGAACGAAAGTTCGTACAGGTTCAAATCCTGTCCTGATTGCAACAATCAAGAAGTGTAGTGGTATACACACCTATGTAGGCATCGCAAGATGGACGATTTCTTCCCGCAGGATCACATAGGTATGTCGTTGAGTGGAATGGAAGAACACGAAAACGGTTTGTAGGTTCAAATCCTACCTTGATTGCAGGGCCAGAAAGCCATTGTTCACAACTTCTGGATGGTCAAGAGGTGAACACGAGGTTACGGTACACTCGTAATAACAATACCGTGACAGCTGGAAAGACAGCAAATTTGGGTAGGTAGCAGAAATGGAAGATGCACCGTATAGAGGCTACATACGGGACGCGATGACGGACTCTGAAGTACAAAGAGTTGAAGTAGAAGATTACGCATCGTTATGGGTTCGACTCCCACTCCTAACCCACAGGTCGTCTTTTTTGTCCCGCTCAACTGGAACATTTGTTTGGACGTTAAATTAACAAACTTATGTTAGTGAATGGGCGGTCTTAAAAGTTTCAACGCTCCTGAAAGTATAGTCCCTTTTGGTGAATACCGTGTTTTGGACTTCCCTCTAAACACAACTATTAAGTAGGGACATATGAGGAAACCTAACTCGTCCCGAAAAGTTCGGTTAGTGAAGGGGTTATCACGGGTCTCTTTCTAAGACCAGTCGCGGGTTCGATTCCCGCACCGAATACTTTTTTTTGATCACGATGTTTTTTGGGGTACAATATTTATTGATATGAAAAAGATATTATTTTTTGTATTGTTAATAACAACTTTATCAGGTTGTTATATGGAACGAAGAGCATATTCTCATTACCATCCTTGGAGTAGAATGTATCACGTTCATAGATATCAACAACCGAGATTTTCACCGCCGCCTAGACGTTGGTAAAAAAATAATTAATAAAATATTTGTTTCCTATTTATACTTTTTGTATATTTGCATATAATTATATAAACGATGAAGAACTTAAATAACATATTGGGGATTACGAGTAGACCATTAAATAATGGTAATGGCTATCTTGTGCAACCTACATGCACTTTAAGTTCGGACACACTAATCTAAGATAAATTTAATTTAAGATATAACAACCCGAACTTCTAAAAAATGTTCGGGTTTTTTGTTTTAGTGACTTTTATTTTTTATATTAGTATTGATCTTTGACATATTGGGAAACAAATGGTTCTGTGGCGAAATTGGTAGCACGCGCGAGACTTAAAATCTCGTGAGCAGTAATGCTCGTGTTGGTTCAAATCCAACCAGGATCACAAACACTATCGTTCTTTGAAAATAAAGGAGAAACATAATATGGATATATTATCATTTATTTTAGGAATGTCCGTTGTGGTGGTAATAGCGATAGCTATTGTTGCTGTAATGGCCTTTGTTAAGGTGAGAAAACATAACGAAGCTATTGAAACAATTCACCAAATAATGGCGAATGAGTTTGAAAGAACAAACAGAGATATGACGGAATTAGACAGAAGATTAGTTTCTGTGTTAGATTCCAGATTAGATAAATTAGAAAGTAGAATAAACAGCCGTAAGGCATAACAATTAAATAAAAACTTTCAAAAGCGATAGTGTTATTTTGGTTCGGTAGCTCAGCTGAATAGAGCAATATCCTTCTAAGATATGGGTCATTGGTTTGAATCCAATCCGAATCACAAAACATAGATGTAGAGGAGTCAGGTTTATCTCGCTGCTTTTGGGAAGCAGAACTACACTGGTTCGAATCCAGTCATCTATACAAAAGCCCTCTTAGCTCAGTTGGTAGAGCAAAATCCTGTTAAGATTGAGGTCGGGGGATCGTGACCCTCAGAGGGCGCAAAAAGGCCGAGTGGTGTAATGGCAGCCACGCCAGACTTAGGATCTGGTGCAGAAATGCGTGAGAGTTCGAGTCTCTCCTTGGTCACGGTGGAGTGGTTAGTACTAAACAACAAATCCAAAAGGAAGTACAAAATTGGGGTATCGCATAGCGGCGATTGCGGTTGACTGTAAATCAACTCTCTTTTGAGGCCGGCGGTTCGAGTCCGTCTACCCCAACAAATAGGATTCATAGCTCAGCTGGTTTTAGAGCAGGGCACTCATAATGCCAAGGTCGGGGGATCGTGACCCTCTGAATCCACAGGAGATTAGGATTTATCCTTACCCGATGTCGACAGGGATGGCGTAAGTCAGTCTCCTCCCATAGAAGATTCGCTTAGCTGGTTTTAAAGCGCTTGTTTTACACACAAGAGATCATAGGTTCGAATCCTATATCTTCTACAAAAAGACTTAAATGTTTATTATGTACAAATAAATGACGTTGAGTTAGTCTCACTCAACATTTGCGGGAGTAGCTCATTTGGTGGAGTGCGATCTTGCCAAGATCGATGTAGCGAGTTCGAACCTCGTCTCCCGCTCTGTGGAACTTTTGTACCTTTTCTTGATATTTATAAATAAAGAATATAAATGCCAAGAAAAGAAAAAAGTTTCCATTACATTTATAAAACAACCAATCTTATAAATGAAAAATATTATATAGGAATGCATTCAACTGATAATCTTGATGACGGTTATGTTGGTAGCGGAAAACGATTATGGTATTCAATAAAAAAATATGGTAAAGAAAATTTCAAATGTGAAATTATCGAAATTTTACCTAATAGAAAATTATTAAAAGAAAGAGAAAAAGAAATCGTTAATAAAGAACTTTTATCAGATGAAAATTGTTTGAATCTGGTTTTTGGTGGTGGCGGAGGTTTTATATCTGAATGTGGATATAAAAAAGGCGCCAAAAAAATGTTAGAAATAATTTGGAGAGATGAAAATTTTAGAAAAAGAAAATCAGAATGGAAATCTAAGCAATCAAAAGAATTATGGGCTAATGGTATTTTAAAATATAAAGATAACTGGACAGGTAAAAAACATAAAGAAGAGACAAAAATAAAAATTGGATTTAGTAATTCAATCAAACAAAAAGGTGAAAAAAATTCACAATTTGGAACACAATGGATAACTAACGGAAATGAAAATAAAAAAATTAAAAAAATTGAAGTAATTCCTATTGGTTGGGAATTAGGTAGAACATATAAAAAATAAGCCCTTAAAGCATTGCAGGCGATGCGCATGACTTGTAATCATGATAACTTGGTTCGATTCCGAGTGGGGGCTCACGGGTCTCCGGTGACAAGACCACAAGAAGAATAGGTTTTTTTCAGTCACCAAATGCGAAAATAGCTCAATTGGTAGAGCATCAGCCTTCC